CTGAATGGTTTCCTTCAAGTAATAGGGAAGCTATTGAAGACCTCCATGTCAGGCTCATCAATATCAAACCAGATGTTTTCGTTGTAGGGTTGTGGCAGCCCCATTTTCTTGATGGTGGAAGGCACGCCGGTCACAGAGCTGATGTTGCAATAGGTCTTCCCGTCGCGGGTATCGTGCGTCAGGGTCAACATGCACCACGCGCCCAATATGTTCTGCAGCTCGAAGCCTTCTAGCTCCTCCGGCGTGAACGGACGGCCGCGCCACGAAACCAATACTGAGCGCAAAGTGGCCTTCGGCCCAAGGCTTGGAGTAAAACGCTTTTGCACTGACAGCGGACGGCCATCGTCCATAGTCAACGGATTGCCATCAGCATCTTCGCCATGCAGCTCCCAAACAATCTGGACTTTCTTGGAAACTTTTGGCTTGCCATTCCAGATCGTCTTCTGGGTGCCCAGATCAATTACTCGATAGCACCGAGCAAGATGATTGCCCGGCGGCGCCAGCTTGAAGTCGCCCTTAGTTTCCGATACTTTTAAGCTCATTTTTTTCTCTCCTGATACCACACTCAAAATAGATGATCTTCCAATCATCGCCGCTTGCTTTACCAGTCTCGGCTCTCTGTAGAGCCTCAATCAGTTCCTGCATCCTTTCCTGCATTGCTTGCTGCTGCCAGTTTTCCATTCGCTTCTCCCAAGTTCGCGCTCCCGAAGGGAACGGTTGACAAGATACGCAAAAGCGAATACTCTGTCAACTGCTTTTTTTACGGAGGGTCTATGTCAAAGAAAATCACGCCGACCAGCATCATTGATGCGGTTGGTGGTACGGCGCAGGCGGCAAGGCTGAGTTATTCAGCAATGTCTACTGTGAGCGATTGGAAGCACATGGAGGAAATTCCTCCATACAAGCTGGTTCTGCTGGCCTACCCGGTGGAAGTGGCGACGAAGGGAAGGGTAGGGAGAAAAGCATTGTTTCCGAAACTGTGGCCGCAGATTTGGCCTGAACTGGAGAAAGTAAAATGAGCTACACACAGCATCCCTTGAGTTCCGCGTTTCCTCCGATGAGCGATGAGCAATTCAGAGCGTTGGTTGATGACATAGACATGAATGGTGTCCGGAGTCCGATCTTGATCTATCAAGGCAAGATCATTGACGGCTGGCATCGGTACAAGGCGTGTCTTGAGTTGAATGTGAAAAAGATGCGGATGGCGGACTGGGATGGAGAAGATCCTGTTGCGTTCGTGTTGTCGCAGAACTTGCATCGTCGTCACCTGAATCCAAGCCAGAGGTCGTTCATTTTTGCAGAGCTGGCTGAATGGTCGGAATCAGCGGGACGCCCGAGCAAGAGCCTGCAAGTTGCGGCCATGACTTTGGAGAAGGCGGCAGAGCTGACGCAGGTATCAATGACGACAATGAAGGCGGCCAAGGCAGCCATCAACGCAGAGCCGGAGGTTCAAGAGGCGGTCAAGCAAGGCAGGATGTCGGTAACGGAAGCTGCCAAGCTGTCCAAGCAAGATCCTGAGACGCAGAAGAAAGCAGCCAAAGAGCCAAAAGAGAAAAAGCAATCAAAGGCGCCGCGTCAGGAGATGGTTCCTCTTGAGGAATACCAGATGCTGGAGACCAACTACATCGCCCTGTCTGAAGAGCTGGCTGCGTGCAGCGCGGTCAAGGAAAGCCGGGAAGTGGAAGAGCTTCGCAAACTGCAACGCGCTTTAAATTCGATGACGGCGGCCAGAGACCAGTGGCAGAACAAGTGCTCTGAAATGACGAGACAAAACAACTACTTATCGTCGCGAGTGAAAAAACTTGAGAAGGAAAATGAGGCGTTGAGGCAAAAATAAATTGGTCAATTTCGACCAATTTTTCTTGTTGACAGACCGAGGAAACCATGAAATTCGATGAACTAAGAGACTATCAGAGAGACTGTATTGATCGACTGAGAACGGGTATCCGGGAGGGGCATCGGTGTCAGTTGCTGGTCGCCCCGACCGGGTCAGGCAAGACCGTGATGGCAGCGTATTTGTTGGGCGAGGCATTCAACAAAGGCACGCGAGCATTCTTCGTTTGTGATCGCGTGTCGCTCGTTGACCAGACCTCGATGACGCTGGATCGCTACGGCATCAAGCATGGTGTGATCCAAGCCAACCACTGGCGGCATCGCCCGTGGGAGCCGATTCAGGTGGTGAGCGCCCAGACCCTTGCTCGACGCGAGATCGATGCGCCTTCGTTGATTGTGTGGGATGAGAGCCACACCATGTACAAGTCGGTGCTGGACTATTGCAAGAACACGCCGGCTCGCGTGATCGGTCTGACTGCAACGCCCTTCACCAAGGGCATGGGAACGATCTTCTCGAGTGTCGTCAACTCCACAACCACGAACAAGCTGATTGATGAGAAGTGGTTGGTGCCGCTCAAGTGCTACGCGGCCAAGGAGATTGACATGACTGGCGCCGAGACCAAGTTCGATGGCGAGTGGAAAGAAAAGGAGATGGAAGAGCGCGGCATCAAGATCGTTGGCGATGTCGTTGAGGAATGGATCAGCAAGACCAATCAATACTTCGACGGCCCTGCCAAGACGATTGCCTTCTCCGCCACGGTTGCTCATGGAGCCGAGCTTTGCAAGATGTTCCAGCAGCGCGGCTACAACTTCCAGCAGATCAGCTATCTGGACGGCAGCAGTGAGCGGCGCCGGGAACTGATCGAAGAGTTCCGCCGTCCTGACTCGCAGATCATCGGGCTGGTCTCATGCGAAGCCTTGGCCAAGGGATTTGATGTGACCGACATCAAGGTCGGCATCGGAGCGCGGCCGTACCGCAAGAGCCTGTCTGGCCACATCCAGCAGATCGGGCGCGTGATGCGATCCCACGAGGGCAAGGAGTTCGCCCTGTGGCTGGATCATGCTGGCAACCTGCTTCGCTTTCTTGGCGATACGCAAGAGGTGTTCGAGCATGGCGTGTCTGATCTTAAGTCGTCTGAGTACGACAAGAAGGTCAGGAAGGAAAAGACCGAGCAGGAAAAGAAAGACGCGAAGTGCCATTCCTGCGGCTTTGTTCACACGCAGCGGATTTGTCCTGCGTGCGGCACAGAGCGCGTTGGCCAGAAGAGTCGAGTCGATATGAGAAACGGGCGATTGTCGGAAGTAGATCTATCCAAAAAGCGGGTGAAGGAAAACAAGTGGATGGACGACAAGAAGCTCGTATGGAGGGAGCTTTGTTGGATTGCAAACGACATCAAGAAGGGCCACCACTTCTCGGCGGAAAAGTTCGCTCTGGCGCAGTATCGTTCGATCTATGGGGTTTGGCCCACAACGCGCTACTCCCCGGAGGTCGCGGTCTATCCGCGCAATGAGGTACGAAACAAAGTCCGCAGCAATCTCATGGCGTATTCTCGAAGGATGAAGGCAGCATGAACTTCCTCGACTTCGCAGCAAACAACGGCCTGATCATTGACCGGCTGTATCAGGATGGGAAATGGCACCGGGTATCGACCATCGACAAGCCGCGCAAGAAGAACGGGGCGTACCTGTTCGACGGCCGGCGGGGCGTGGTCAAGAACTGGGCGACGATGGAAAACTTCGCCTCGTGGCGGGAAGACGGGGCAATCCGAGTCGGCGAGCGCCAGATCAAGGACATGTACGCCGCCCAGAGGGAGCAGGACAGGAAGTACGCTCAGGCCGCCAAAAAGGCCGCTCTGGCGCTTTCCAGCGCCGAACTGGGTGGTCATGCCTACTTGGTCAAGAAAGGCTTCCCAAAGGCCACAGGATTGATTCTGGACGACAACCTGCTGATCCCAATGCGCGACTACAAGACCAACGCGATTGTCAGCTTGCAGTCAGTAAGCCGGGAGGGCGAGAAGAAGTTCATGCCCGGTGGACGAGCCAAGGGCGCCGTGTTCCGGCTCGGGCCGAAGATCGCCGACTGGACTTGGTTGGTCGAAGGCTATGCCACTGGGCTGTCGGTGCTAGAGGGGCTGAAATCAATGTATCGGCAGGATGCGGTGCTGGTCTGCTTCTCAGCCGGCAACTTGCAGTATGTGGCCGAGAGGATCGGTGGGAACCGGATGGTGTTCGCCGACCATGATCGATCTGGGACTGGCCAGAAGGTCGCAGAAGCCACTGGTTTGCCGTGGCTGATGTCGCCCATCGAGGGCGAGGATGCGAACGATCTGCACCAGCGCACGGGTCTTTGGGGGCTGGTGGCTTTGATGAGGGAGGCGTTGTAAAAGTAGTTGACAAGCTGGAAAAAGCAATTTAGTATCACCCTGTCTGAGAGAAAAATCAGGCTCGCGTCGGAAGCGCGAACGGAGATGCACAGCAAGACCCATCACGCATGGGCTTCGGTTGTCGAGAATTTTAGCTGTGCCTCCGTTCTCTTCCGCCGCAGCCTGAAGCCCAGCCGTGATGGGTTTTTCTTTTGGGCAAGCGGGGGCCATGACCCAGCCCTGAATAACTGTAGCTGTCGCAGCTCAATAAACGATGACCACTGTCTCCTGCGAGGGAGGCAGCAGCCGGGAACCGAGAGGACGCCCCGGAGGATGCTGGAGTTTGTGGATCAGACCACTAAGGCATTCGAGTCTAGATAAACCGCTGACAGCCGCCCGAAGGCGATTTTTTCGGGCGCCCGGTGGGTTAGGTTTGGACTTGAGGCTACGCGAAGCACCGAGGTTGTTCAAAGGCATTGTCGCTGAAGCATTATCCCAAGAGAAAGACCGAGCAAGTAGCAATCAACGAGCGAGCGCAACCATGTATGCAGTACACACGCAAAAGGGAAAGTCACTGAGCCACATAGTAAGCGAGAGTCAACTGATCGATGAATTCAGGGAAACTGGCGACACCTTGTGCATGGTGGTCAGTGGGATGAGAAAAAACGGACAGAAAGTGGGAAGCCGATGGAACCTGCAAACTACAGCCTCTGGGAAGATGTGCCGAAACTGCCTGATGGTGGAGGACAAGATGATCGAAGAGAGTCTCAGAATCAAGCGCCAAAGTATGAAGTGAATGACTCAGATGAATTCCGTCATCGGTGTGAGGTGAGATGGTTACTAAGCGAAAGAACTCGACGCGGAAAGGCTGGGATGCAGTGGTTGAGAGACTTTCTGCAAAGCCCGCCAGTCAAGGCAAGGCGAGAGAAGTTGGAGATGGACATCCGGCTGCAGTGGATCGCGGGAAACCGAGGCGAGCAGGGAATCTGGCATCGAACCTAGAGCTGGATCTGCTCTCTCAGTTGCGACTGCATAGAATCGTTGGCTACACGATGGAGTACAAGTTTCACCCGACCAGACGATGGCGATTTGATTTTTGTTGGGTGTTGAAAGGTGTTGCTGTAGAGGTGGAAGGTGGAACATGGTCAGGTGGTAGGCATACCACTGGCGCCGGTTTCGAGAAGGACTGTGAGAAGTACAACGAGGCGATGCTGATGGGATTCAGAGTCTTCCGGTTCACGGGGGCAATGATCCGAGATGGCCGAGCAATCAATACGATACTGGAGGCGCTGAATGGAACAGATTGATCCGAACAAGGCAGTGGACTACATCCTCAAGAACGCACCGGCCTACGCCAAGGCAAGAGCGGAACGAATCTATCTGGAGGAGTACCGCAAGAGTCTCAAAGCAATACTGTCTCGTGCTGACACCAGCAAGACCGTTGCAGAGCGCGAGGCTGCGGCCTATGCTCACCACGAATACCTGTCCCTGCTCGATGGCCTGCGCATCGCTGTTGAGCAGGAAGAGAAGCTGCGCTGGGATCTGGTTGCAGCACAGGCCAGAGTGGAGATCTGGCGCTCGCAAGAGGCCACCAATCGAACTGCGGAGAAGCTATTCAAATGATTGACTTCATCTTTTACTTTTTCGCTGCCAGCGGCCTTGTCGCTTGGATTGTTGGAGTTCTGATGTATGTCTACTATCGGATGTGCATGCCGACGGACTCTCTGCTGAAGCCCAAGCGATGACTGAGTCCACGAGAATGTTGGATGCGATTGTGCTGGCAGACAAATGCTGGCACAGAGCCAGTCGTGCAGCCCCTCAGTTCGTCATCAACTATCTGAACCAAGCGGAAGGCTTGCTGATCGCCAAGCCAATTGTGATGGGCGACGAGTTCCGTAGTCACTGCGCCAAGGCCGGCCTGTTCCTGCCGAAAGGGCTGCACCACAACACTTGGGTGTCCGGGGTGAGGGCGCTGTACACGATGGGCTGGATCGAGCCTGTGGGCAAGGTGGAACCGGAGCAATCCCACAACCACATGCCCGAGGTCACCCTCTGGAAAAGCCAGATCTACGGCGACGTTCCGACCCCATTCGTGCCCAAACAGATGTCCCTCATATGATCCCCAAGACCAAGCCATTCCGCTCCGAGAACCTCCGAAGGGCGGCAGCATCCCTGCCATGCCAGCATTGCGGCCTTGAAGGGCGCACACAAGCGTCTCACAGCAATCAGAGTAGGGATGGCAGGGGAATGAGCTACAAATCGTCTGACGCGGCCATAGCGGCCCTCTGCGACCGTTGCCACCACGAGGTGGACTACGGGCAGGGCAGCCGGGAGGAGAAGCTCCAGCTCTGGGAGGAGGCGCACAGGCGGACGATGCGGACGCTGATCGAGCAGGAGTTTCTGGTCGTTGACCCCCGGAAGTTGTCGCGCTAGGATGGCTCCGGGTCGAGAGACCCTCTTCGTCTCCTCATTCGCCCCTCCCCTGCACGGAGGGGCATTTTTTTGCCCAAACCTGACAATCCTGACAATTACCTTGCAGTCAAAAAAAAGTTCAAAAAGTTGTTGACAGGGTATTCGGATATCCGTATATTTCGGGTTGTAGCAGCGAGCTACGAGAAACCAAATAACTCAGGAGACCACGATGAACAACGAACTCTTCACCAAGATCGACAACCTCGGCGCGCTGCTGGCACAGATCGCTGACCTGACCAAGCAGGCAGACCAGATCAAGGACGAGCTGAAGGATGCAGCTACCCTGCCCGGTGCAGAAAAGTCCTTCGACGGTGCCATGTTCAAGGCGACCGTTGTCTCAACCGACCGCAAGACTGTTGACTACAAGAAACTGATCACCGACCTCGGTATTGCAGCCGACACGCTGGCCAAATACACCAGCACGAGCGCAGTGTTCAGCGTCAAAGTTTCTGCCAAGTAAATCAACAGGGGGCTTCGGCCCCCATCACTGGAGACCATCATGGAAGACAAACAACAACACATGTACCTGCAAGACTCGGACGAGTCGATTCATGTCTCAAGCTGGGATGACAACAAGGTCTGGATGAATCTGTCGTTGAGTCGCGCCAGCGCCCGAGTGATCCTCACCAAGGACGACACAAAGCGCCTGATCGAAATGCTGCAGAAAGCAATGGAAGCATGATCTGGGAGTGGTTGGTACTGGCGGCATGGGCGGTGGTGGGTGCCTTTGCCGCTTGGCTAGCGGTAGTGGTTATTTTTTCAATGCAATAGGAGAACGAAGTGCAAGAGCGAATCTATGTGGTCGAAGAAAAAATAATGGATGGTAGCAAGTGGCTGGTGCAGGCCAGCAGTCAGGCGCAAGCGCTGCGTCACATCTGCGAGGGTCTGTATGAGGTGCGAGTCGTCAAGACGGTTGAGATGGCGGAGCTGATCAAGAACGGCGTACAAATTGAGTCGGCGGTGGAGAAGGCCGCCGAGTAAGTCAACGGGGGAAAGCGGATGCTGGAATCATGTACGCAAGGTAATTGCGCCAGACGCAGCGAGTACCCCACCCTTTTTGGAGATGATATGGACGAATTAACTCAAATGTTGGCCTGCAAGCGCCTTCTGTCGGCAGTTGTGACTTTGGCAATTTTTGATGCCTGTCAGCCGCCGCACAGAAGCAAAGCCAAGGCCGGAATGAAATACAGTAGCTCGCGGTTATCTCTTGACGCGATGCGATTTTTGATGGGTGATGGAGTGAAACGGTACGTTGAGCAACTCGACATGGATGGTGACCGCTTCAAGGATCAATTGATCAAGCAGATGTGGGACGACTCCAATCGTGGATATCTGACCGAGAAGATCAGCGCCCAGCAACGTCGAAACTTTCGGTTCAACCATCATTCTTTCCAGAACATCCCGCAGGCAGGCAAGCCGATCAGTGACGATGAAATGGACAATCAAAAACTTGCAAAGAATCTTGCGGACGCTTAACAATTCTTTACAAATTAGTTTGCACAAGGTTCGGAAAAGCGAATAGTATTCGATCTGCGGCATGTGCCGTGAGAACTCAGGAGACCAAAATGAACTACGCAAACCACATCGGCTACAGCGACATCACCCCATACGAAGTCGTCCGCGTTGTTAGCGACAAGACCCTTGAGATCCGCGAGATGGACGCCCAGCGCGACGAGTCAGTGAAGCTGAACTGGGTTGTCGGCGGCTTCTCCGGCATCTGCACGAATCAGCGCGACCAGCACTGGTTCATCACCAGCAACGAACAGAACCGCATCACCCGCATCCGCCTTGGCAAGAATGGTTGGAAGGATGCACATGGCCGCCGCTTCGAGCTGTCGGCCGAGCCGGTCAAGTTCTACGACTACAACTTCTGAGCCAAGGAGACCACCATGACACAGACCGAATTCAATGCCCTCGTCAACGCCGACATCCAAGCTCTGATGAAGCCACGCAAGCGCCTGCAGCCGGTGTGCCGCTGCGACGCCTACCCTTTCCCGCACCGTGAGAGCGGCGGTGCCTGCACCTTCGAGTTTGGCGAGGACACCGTCGAGTATGACGACTACAGCATTGACGAGTACATGGACGATCCGCGCCGTGGTCAGGCCGCATGGATCAAGGCAGGTGGCGTATGAGCATCTGGATCTTGCGCCACAAGGACGGCCAGCCTTGGTGGTACAAAAAACAAGGCGAAGAGTGGGTGCCTGTCAGCGACGAAGAGCAGGCGTTGCACCCGACCGATTCAAGCGACATCCGGCAGGCGATTGCCGCCCGCATTCTGAATGAACAATTCGGATCAGAACCCATGAGCGCAGAGAAGAAGCTGACGATAACTATGACCAATGGCGAGGCTGGAACAGAGAAATGCCCTCCCGGTGGCGGAGGGCATCCTGTCACAAGCAGTCGTCTGATTGTGGAGGGTGACAAATGACCATCGAAGCAATGAAGCAAGCATTGGAGGCGCTGGAACAACATGGAACGCCTTTGATCAATCACGAAGATGCTTACTCGGCATCGCTGACTGCACTACGCCAAGCCATCGAAGCCGCAGAGAAGCAAGAGCCTGTGGCGTGGCAAGAACGACAAGCAAGACGGATGAAGGATGGCGTAGTGACCGAATGGACAAATTGGTATCCATGCCGCTATCGAACTATTGATGAAGCACGAGCAGAGGCTTGTGACCACATTCCTTATGAATGGAGATCTCTCTACACCCACCCACCAAAGCGCGAATGGGTTGGGCTGACGGATGAGGAGATAGATGTTGAAGCCTTGAAAGATGATCACGCAGCATATTTTGCGGTTGGTGCGATTTGGGCAAACAAAAGACTGCGGGAAAAGAACAACATGTAGGTACCGGCTTGCGCCCACCCCGGAAGCTGGTATCATCAGCCCCCAGAGGCAGGAAATTGGTCAATTTCGACCAATTATTTGCCAAAAAACCCTTTAAAATCAATGGGGGCGTTTTCACAAAATGCCGAAATCAGACCAGCCAGTGCCTAAGAAAATTGGGCGACCATCCAAGTACACCCCAGAGCTTGCAGCAGAGATCTGCGAGAGACTCTCCAACGGGGAACCCCTGAGACAGATCTGCCGGGATGACCACATGCCGGCGTGGACAGCGATCTACGCATGGGCTGCAAAGGATGCCGTTCTTTCCGAACGCATCGCGCACGCGAGAAATCAAGGGTACGAGGCCATCGCCGAGGAATGCCTGCTGATCGCCGACAATCCCGAGTGGGGGCTGACCGAATCGGTAGGGCCGAATGGCCAAACGGTCACCAAGGCTGACATGCTGGGGCACAGGAAGCTGCGGATCGAGACCCGGCTGAAGCTCTTGGCCAAGTGGGATCCCAAGCGGTACGGCGAGCGCCTGTCGCTGGGCGGAGACAAGGAGAACCCGATCCATGTCGAGGCCAATGTCAAGGCCGAGCAGTTCTTCGAGGAGTTGCTGGTCAATCTCGAGCTGAGCAAGGCCGTTGACTGACCTCTCGATTCTGGCCAACCCAGAGGTCAAAGCCCAGTTCGAGCAGCTCGACCCGCAGTACCGCCTAGCGTGGCTCTGGCGCGCCAAGTGGCTGCGGACGGCACACAAGCACCAGATCCTGCCGCACGGGGACTGGTGGTCGATCTGGCTGCTTCTGGCGGGACGGGGAGCCGGCAAGACCCGGACGGCGGCCGAGCAGATCGGCTGGTGGGCATGGAGGCAGCCCGGTACCCGGTGGCTGGTGGCCGCGCCGACCAGCTCGGATGTGCGCTCGACCTGCTTCGAGGGCGACTCAGGCCTGCTTTCGGTGATCCCGGCGCCGCTGATCGAGGACTACAACAAGGCTCTGCATGAGCTGAAGCTGACCAATGGCTCGCTGATCAAGGGCATCCCGGCCTCCGAGCCTGAGCGATTCCGGGGGCCGCAGTTCCACGGCGCGTGGTGTGACGAATTAGCCGCATGGGATTATTTACAGGAGGCGTGGGATCAGATCCAGTTCGGCGTCCGACTGGGCAAGAAGACCCACATCATCTGCACCACGACCCCGAGGCCGAAGGATCTGGTGATCGATCTGATCGGCCGCGAAGGCGACGATGTGGTGCTGACCAAAGCCTCAACTTACGCCAACATCGACAACCTCAGCGAAAACTTCAAGAAGCAGATCCTCTCATACGAGGGCACGAAGATCGGGCGGCAGGAGATCTATGCCGAGATCATCGATCCCGAGGACGGCGGCATCGTCAAGCGCGAGCATTTCAAGCTCTGGCCGGCTGGCAAGGCGCTGCCCAAGTTCGAGTACATTTTGCAATCCTACGACTGCGCCGCGACCGACCGGACGCACTCAGACCCAACCGCCTGCATCACCTTCGGCGTGTTCAAGCCGACCGATGGCCCGATGTCCGCCCTCATCATTGATTGCTGGCAGGAGAAGCTCCAGTACCCCGACCTGCGGCCGAAGGTCATTGAGGAGTACAAGATCAGCTACGGCGAGGGCAAGGAAGGCAAGCGCGTTGACCTGATCCTCGTGGAAGACAAAAGCGCCGGCATCAGCCTGATTCAAGACCTGCAGCGCGCCCACCTGCCTGTGCGTGCATACAACCCCGGCAAGGCCGACAAAACGCAGCGCCTGAACATCGTCTCGAATGTGATCGCAGCGGGGCGCGTGTGGGTGCCGGAGAGCAGCACAAAGAAGGGCTATGTCCGCGACTGGGCAGAGGGCGCCATCAGTCAGATCTGTTCGTTCCCCGAGTCAACGCATGACGACTATGTCGATGCTTGCACACAGGCCTTGCGATACCTGCGTGATGCTGGCTGGCTTGATATTGACCCCGAGCGTGAGTATGATGACGACGATGACGATCTGTACACCCGCAAGAAGCGGGTGAACCCGTATGCCGTTTAGGAGGGCGCATGCCCAAGTCAACCAAGGCGCTTGAAGCCATTGCCGCACTCAAGCAGTTGCGCTCCGCTCCATCTGTCATTGTCCCCGGCAAGCTGTCAGAGCTGGAAAAGGCCGTCTTGGAGAGCAAGGGTCAGTACGGCGCCAAGCGCGTGCAGAAGGCCGCTGACGAAATCAAAAACCTTGAGCAGCAGTTCAAGCTGGACGCATTGAAAAGCGCGTTCCTTGGCGACAACGCCAAGGCACTGATGATCGGCAAGCCGGCAGAGTTTCAGCGATTCGCAGCAAAGCTCGAAGAGCCGTATCGCCCGGCCGTCGAACGATACTGGTGGGAGATGTCCCCCCAAGGCGGTGGCGCGGCAGATGTTCCGTTTCTTGAAATCAACCGCCAAGCGCCAGAATGGCTGCCCAACATCTCTGGGCATGAAGGACGCCACCGCAACATCGCAATGGATGAGCTTGGGCATGAATCAACGCTGTGGAGTCTGTTGCCTCGAGCGGCGCTCAGAGAACACATGCCGCGCAGATCGCAAGAAGAGTACCTTGAGGCATTGAAACAAGAGCTTGGCCTCAATCGTTTCGTCACGCCTGAAAGCCGGTCATTGTTGCCAATTGATTTGTCAGCCTCTGAACACCAGAACCTTGAGCGGCGCGGAATGACTGCAGGCAACCGTCCTGAGCTGCCTGAGCCGTTTGCGGACGGTGGTAAGGTGAAGCGCAGGGACATCAACGAGTTCAAAGCACTTGGCGCCCCGGCAGCAATGCCGCAGCCCAGAACCACGAAGGTATCCCAGTTCGAGAAGGACTATCGCGAGATGCTGGCCAACCAGCAGGCAGCGCGAGAGCAACTGACATCCGATCTGATCAGCCCGAGCCGCGTCGCCAATGTGGCAGTGCCCGGTGCCGTTGGTGCGCTGACAGGCTATGGCTCGCAGATCCTCGGCGCCCCCGGCGACATCGTTGGTCTGTACGAAGAGTTCAAGCCTGAGTCATTCCGATCCGCCCCGGCATCGTTGCAGGCGCTGCCGTCCACCGAGCAGGTGCAAGAGCTGTTCGCGCCCAAGGCCGACAGCATGATCGGTCGGAGCATGCCCGAGTATGAGGCCGGCATCACTGGCGGCAATATGTATGCGCTGGGCGAGGGCGTGGCCGCTCTGCCGAGCTTGGCGCGTGGCGTAGGCCGTGGAGCCAAGGCGGTAGGCAAGGAAGCTGGCCGTCGCATTGACGAGGCCATGATGACTGGCGAAGGCTTGCTGGGATCGGCGCTGGCTCCTGCCCGGCCGAACTTCATGTTCATCGGCCCCAAGTCCGCCGCATGGAACGCTGCCGCCGCATCAAAAGCCCAACAGATGGAACGCGCCGGCAAGTCTCCGCAGGAGATCTGGGCGGCCACTGGGACATTCAAAGCGGCGGATGGCAACTGGCGGCAGGAGATCTCCGACCAGCCCGCTCAGTTCCGCAAGGCTGATGAGATCAAGGCATTGGCCGCCGGCATGAAGGGACAGGAGGACGCCTACAAGCTGGCGATTGCCCAGAGCAAGTTGCACCCTGATCTTTTTCCGAAACAACTGACTGCCGCGCAAAAGGACATCCGAGCGAAGGCCAAGGGATTGCGTGAAGAGCGAACGGCCATGCACGGCCCGGAGACCAATCCTGAATGGCGAGGGAACTTTGCGCCGTATGCGTTGGAGCATCCAGAGCTGTATGCGGCCTATCCTGAGTTGAGCAAAGCCGTGGTTGTGCAAGGCGGCAAGGGTCTGGGCGGCGCGAAAGCCGGCATCGTTCAGGGCAAGAATGATGTGGACATCAACATTTACGAGCCGGGACTGAGGGACGACCCAAGGTCATCAATCCTGCATGAGATGCAGCACGCCATCCAAGGCATCGAGGGATGGGCGCCGGGAGGCAGCACGGTCACAGCCTTCCAGCATCCCGAGGCGCACCAGATACTGCAAGAGCTTCGCAATGTCGCATTAACCCCGATGTCGTTTGAAGATTACGCGCAAAGGTATTCTCATCTGAACGACATTCAGAAAGGGTACGAGCAGTACAAGGCGTCAATCCCTGCAATCGTGAAGAAGATGGGGCCGTCCCTGCAAGCAGACGCGGCCACGAAGTATTACGAGCGCCTTGCAGGAGAGGCAGAGGCACGCGCCACGCAAGCCCGCAGGAACATGGGCGTCACAGAGCGTGCGCAGACTCCGCCTGCCACGGACTACGATGTCCCGCTGGAGGAGCAGATCGTCAGGCCAGCCCAGCAATTGTTCCGCGATGGCGGCACCGTGTCTCGCGATGCGATGCAGATGGCGGCGTGGGACAAACAGGTGCAGCGTAAGGGCATGGGCGGATGGATGAAAGGCGCGGGGCGTACGGCAGAAGAGGCCAAGCGCCTGTTCGACATTGCCAAGGGAACCCGCGCCAAGGCAGCGCAGGTAGAGGCTGGCCTGTATCACCCGATTGGCGGTGGTATCAAGCTGTCCAAGCCGGTCGAGCTGATGCAGTTCGAGACAATGAAAGACCCGACGGTCAAGGGCGTGCAGCGCAAGATCATCACGCCGGAAGACTTGCAGGGCGGCATCGGCATCCCGCTGGTCGGTGACAGGGCGGCAGGTGGCACGCTGCTGACCAGCGTTGAAGGGATACCGTTTCGCAGCCCGCTGACGCTTGAGGCTGGCCCAGACTACATGCTGACCCACACCATCCCCGGATCGCCGGAAAGCTCGATCTGGCGCTCTGGCAAGGGCGTGATCAGCGGACTGCAAAAGCAGGTGGAGTTCGCCAGAGACATGGGGCGCCCGATCTATGGCGTGAATGTGGTTGGCGCACCGACCAATGTGAACTACAACACGATGGTGACCGAGGCCATCCTGAATCAGTACGACCCCACGGCGCTGACCAAAAAGGCCAAGAAGGAATTCCTGAAGGACATCCGCAACTACGCGCCAGATCCTGACAAGCCGCACCTGAAGCCCGGTTCCGTGCTGACTGAAGCCGACCTGAACGATGTCGAGGCGCTCAGGGCAAAGATGCTGGCCGAGGGCGCTGGCCCGCTGCGGAAGGCGTTTGTGGAGCGCATGGGGCAGGCTCCTTTCCAAGAAGCAGGCTTTCCGGATGTCCCGGCATCGCGTCTGGCCACGACAGAGCCTCTGCTGGTGGATGTGCCGACCGGATCGGCTGGCTTCACCGTGGGCACCATTGATCCGGCGGCGCGCGCGCTGGAACAGACGCCGCGTGGCCACAAGACCTACCCTGTCGCGTTGGCCGGCGAGTATTTCGGATCGCTCGGTCAGCCGATTGACTACCGCAACATCTTCCAAGAGTTCGCCGACAAGCGTCGCCTGTTTGGCAAGCCAGAAGGATCGGACTGGCGTTCGTTCAGCCTTTCTCCTCAGTTCCAGACATTCGATCAGGAGTGGCTGGATCGTGTAATGAAGTCGGCCGGCGCTGACAAGCCGCGTGAGTGGAAGAAGGGCGGCACCGTCCACAAAGCTGGCGGTGGGATTATGAAAAAGGCCGGCCAAATCATCGGCAAGGCGGCAGAAAGCTCTGGCATGGCAAGGCCTGTGACTGCCGCCAAGGATCTGACCACGCTGCAAGACTTCCACACCTCACTGGGCGACCGCATCCGGGAGGGTGTGGCAGAGGCCAACAAGATGATGGAAGGCTTTGATTACAAGTACGACAAGGGTCAGCGCGTGTTCACCAAAGACAGCGCGGCCAAGAACCGAAATCCCTACGAAATCCTTGAGCGCACCCGGGTGGGAAATCAGATCATGTACGACACCAGTGGTGGCGGCATGAAGCAGATCAAAGATCCGGAAACGGGAAGAGCCAAGCGCACGCCCTACGAACCCGGCTACCGCGTCCGCTCACAGCAAGGGGAAGACGACAGCGAGTTCATCATCCCGGCATCGGCCATCATAGGAGATGTCGAGATGGCTCGTGGCGGCGTCGTTCACAAAGCCGAGGGCGGCATGACCTCTGATGACCTGATCGTGGAAGAAAGGCCGTTCTGATGGCTCTGGAAAAAGCTCTGAGGCCGCTGGCATCAACTCTGGTACGCAAGGTCGGAGAGCAAGCCGCTCGCGGAAAACCGTTCTACTCGCCGGTGGATCAGGCGATTGCCAACATCACGCAGGGCAAGGGAACGGGCGCCCAGATGCTGGCCGAACTGATGAAGACCAAGGGCGTGGCGAAGGAGCTGAAGGATCGGCCGGCCATCAAGAAGGCGCTGGAGCAACCCAAGGTCACGAAGCAGGAGCTGGAGCGGGTGGCCGCTGAGAATCCGCCGCCGCAAGTGCAGCACAGGGAGTCCGACACCACAGAGTACGAGCAATGGCAAATGCCCGGCGGAGAGAATCGCCGCAACATTCTGCTGCGCCTGCCCAATCCGGCGGCAGAGAGAAACGCAGATCTGTCTAATCAGATCAGGAATTTGTATCAGGGCATAGGCTATCAAAACGAACGCATGGCCAAGTTCCCGCATCTGAGCGTCGATGCAATTCCAAGTATTGCCCATTCTGAACAAGAAATTGCAAGGCTGCGGAAAGAGCTTGCTGCGTTACCGCGCACGCCAGATATGTACGAGAGCGGGCACTTTGATGAGAAGAATATCTTGGCTCATGCTCGCGTTGCTGACTACTACGACAAGGGCAAGAAGATTCTGTTGATTGACGAGATCCAGTCAGACTGGCATCAGGCTGCAAGGGATGCTCGAAAGAATGAGATCAAGCGTCTGATGAAAGCGGAAGGCATCGACAAAGCCACGGCAAGCGAGCGAGTGCCGCAAGACTTCGGTTACCTTAAAGAAGGTGAGTCGCCAAGGTTAACTGGTGAGCCGTTTCAATTGCCAGACGGAACCTACGGCGTAAGATGGAGCGATGGAACCACGGCGGATTTGGGCTGGGGGAAAGCTGAAGCACAACGAATTGCTGCTGAAGGAAAGCAAGGACAAAAGCTGCCCGACGCCCCCTTCAAGCAGAACTGGCACGAGCTAGTGATAAAGCGCCTGCTCGATGATGCTGCACGCAACGGCTATGACAAAGTGGTGATCACGCCCGGAGCGGAGCAGGCGAAGCGGTATGACCTAAGCAAACAAATAAGTAAGATTGAATACGAACCAATCGGCACTTCTGGACAATACGAATTTGTTGCCTTCAACAAAGCTGGTGTCCCTGTTATTGAAGAAGACGAAATACCGCTCTCAAGAATAGAAGAACTGGTTGGCAAGGGTTTGGCAAAAAAAATTGAAGCAGATGAGGGTGCAAAGGTAGGTGGTGGATATAGAGACTGGCGCGAGATAGCCGGTGTTGACCTCAATGTCGGCGGCGAAGGCATGACAGGTTTTTACGATCAGATCGTGCCCTCATACCTGAACGATTACGGCAAGAAATACGGCGTTACGGTCGGCACACATGACTTGGTTGTGCCGAGAAAGAATCCGCTACGCGATATTCAAGAAGCTGTGGATGAGGGCTACATCACCGCAGAAGAAGCGGCAGAAATGAATCCGTATCAACGCCGTATGTTTATAAATCAATTCCAGACGCGGGTGAACCCAGTCCACTCGTTCGACATCACCCCGCAGATGCGTGAAGACATCACGACCAAGGGCATGCCGCTGTATCAGGTAGCGCCGCCTGTGGCGATTGGCGCTGGCGCTGCCATGCAGGAAGAGGAGCCGGCGCAGTACGCTGGCGGTGGCATCATCAAGAAAGCCGCCAAGGCGCTGTTCAAGGCCCCGCAGGAGGAAGCGTTGCGTCTGGCGCAGCAGCGTGCGGCGTTGCCTGTATCGCAAGGTGGGCTTGGGCTTCCCAAGAACAACACGGCAGAGCAACGAGCCAAGGCGATGGGCTTTGTTGACGACTCGTATCACGGCTCGTTGTATGACATTCAAAAGTTCAACCTGAACAAAGCATCAACCGAATCTGCTGCAGGCCAAGGCGTGTATTCGACAAGCAGCCCGAAGGACGCGAGCATCAACTATGCGAACGTTTATGGGCCGGATGTTGAAACAAAAATCAATCGGTATTTTGATGAAAGCGATAAAAATTGGCGGCGAACTATCGGCCGATTACAAGATCAGGCGCTGACTCCAAGGCAGGAAGAAATTTTGTTAAGGCAAACATTAAACGCTCAGAATGCTGGCGTGGTGTACCCGCTGAAGATTCGTTCTGACAAATCAATCCATCTGGACGCGCCAGAAAAGAACCCCGTACAGGTTGGGCCGTTTGAGCGTTACGATGAGGCGCTCGATCAGTATGTTGACACGCCGCACACGGAAACTTTCAATCGGGCGCTTGATGAATTCAGTGCGATGGGTGGAGACACCAACCGAATTCGCGAGGCCGTTTGGGACTTGGGCGACGGAGAGCCTGTCAATGCAAGAGATTTGTTCAACGAAATAAAGAAGGGCAACAGAGATATTTTGTACGACCCCGACTCAGGAGAGTTGGTGTCGGGCGGTGTTGCTGCCGGGAATTTCTTGCGGCATTTTGGCGTTGATGAAATACGCCACACTCCAGAATTTGGCAATCAACAGCTCAACATTGGAAAAGAGCATCGCATCAGCTTGAATCCGGACAACATCCGCTCACGCTTTGCTGCCTTCGATCCTTGGCGCATCAATGCGGCCACTGCGGCGGCAATGGGGGTGGCTGCGCCTGACTTGCTGGCCAAAGAAAAGAAAGCCAAGGGCGGCCAAGTCAGCAAGGACGCCATGTGGATGGCCGTGCAGAACAAGCAGATCAAGAAGCGCGCTGAGGGCGGCGCTGTTCACATGGCCAGAGGCGGTGACTTGATTCGTGCTGGCAAGTCCCTGATGCGGATGAAGAACCGCATGACGGCCGAGCCGTTTGCGAAGCCGAGCATTGTCAAGGAGCCGGGCGGCAACTGGTTGATGGGAAGTGTGGAGCAAGTACTCAAGCCGCTAAAAGTGGGGCCTGAGGATCCAAGGCTAGATGTTCACATGGTCAGAGATCAAACTGCTCCCGGTGGCTTCAGAGCCGTTCAGAACCCGCCTGATCCAATCAACCAGTGGATTGAGCGCAATCTCACCAACTACATCAAGAAGCAGATGGCGACGCCTGAAGATCCCGTCCGCAAGTTGGCCGAGCAGGGCATCGTTCACATGCCGCCCGAGCAGATGGGTTTAAATGCAACTGAATCCAATGCCAATCGTGTTCGTGAAAGGCTTGGCACACCTCGACTTGGTCAGTCGCCAGAGGCGCAAGCGTGGGAGGATGCCACTGATGTGGCAATAAATCCTCTCACCATCAAGGATGTACAAGAAAGCAGGAAGATTGGTATGCCTTGGGCGGAGTGGGCATTTGAACCTTGGATGAAAGAAGCAGACCCGCAGACCAAAATTTTTCGCCCAACTGACAACATGGGTGCCCGATATCTGGGCTTTGACCACATCGTTGACGAGCTGAAAAACGCAATCAACCCATTGTCTGGCTTGCCGCGAGAGCTGCAGATAAAGCCGGAGAGCCTGTCCAAGCTGTCGATGTCGCAAGCCGTGGAGCGGGTGGCCAAGATCAACGCATGGCGCGAAGCGCAGAAGGCCGAGGCCAATGCGGCTCTGGCCATGAATCCGGCCACCGTTGTTCATCGTGAGTATCCGACCATCCCCGGAACCGACTTGCCCAACGAGCGCGGGTTGCGGTGGGTGGAGTTAAGGACGCCCACATCTATTGACAGGTCAACATTAGGCGCGGGTGACCAAAAGCTATACGACGCTTTGAAAGCCAAAGGTTCTACCGATGCAGACCTTCTCGCCTCCTTCAAACAAACTTCCGGAGTTGATCCTCTCGCCGACGCCCTCAAGTACGAAGGCGAAACGATGGGTCACTGCGTTGGCGGCTACTGCCCGGATGTCGTTGCTGGCAAGACGCGCATCTACTCGCTGCGCGATGCCAAGGGTCAGCCGCATGTGACGATTGAAGTGCGGCCGGGAGAATCTTTGCAAGGATTGGCGGCATATCAAGCAAGATACCCAGAAGGAAATATCCCATCCGAGATCGTCCAAATCAAAGGCAAAGGCAACCGCAAGCCCAACGAGGAATATCTGCCGTTCGTGCAGGACTTTGTGCGGTCGGGTCAGTGGAGTGATGTGGGTGACATACAAAACACAGGCATGCGAGCGAAGAGTTCTGTGTTTAGTGATCAAGAATTAGCGCGACTGCAAGAAGCTGGAGCGGCAGATATTCCGCACATTTTGACAGGGGAAGAGATTCAGCGTCTGCACAATATGATCGTCCCCGAGGGTAAGCGTCTCAAGTACGACGCCGCAGGAAATATCATCGGAAACGAAGCCGGTTATGCCAAAGGCGGCGCGGTAAGCTGTGATTGTGATCACGACGCGATGCAATTTGCAGTGTGGGACAAACAACTGAGGAAGAAACATGGCAATTGAGATGCCGATTGATCCGGAGAAGGATCGCTTCATCGAAGGCGTTCAGATGAACGAGGACGGTGGCGCTGAGGTAGAGCTGCCCAACGAGACGCCGGAAATTGAAGAGCTGGCCGACGGTTCTGCTGTCGTCACGATGGAGAATGAATTCAAGGGGCCGTCCGAGAGCGAGGACTTCTATGAGAACCTTGCCGAGTCGATGGACATGGGCGACTTGGACGGCATCGGCATCCGCTACCTTGATCTGCTGGAGAAAGACAAGCAGGCGCGCAAGGATCGTGACAAGCAGTACGAGGATGGCCTGCGCCGCACTGGTCTGGGCAATGACGCCCCCGGTGGCGCTGAATTCGAGGGCGCGAGCAAGGTGGTTCACCCGGCGATGGCCGAGGCGTGCGTGGACTTTGCTGCCCGTGCGGTGAAGGAACTGTTCCCGCCAGACGGCCCGGTGCGAACTAACATTCTGGGCGATGTGAACGACGAGAAGCAGGAGATCGCCGAGCGCAAGCGCGACTACATGAACTGGCAGTTGACCGACCAGATCGAAGAGTTCCGGGACGAGCAGGAGCAGATGCTGACCCAGCTCCCGATGGGCGGATCTCAGTTCATCAAGCTGTACTGGGACGACAAGCTCAAGCGCCCGTGCAGCCAGTTCATCCCCATCGACAACATCCTGATGCCGTTCTCGGCCATCAACTTCTACACCGCCCAGCGGATCACCGAGGTGGAGGACATCTCGGAGTGGGAGTTCAAGCGCCGGATCGACCGAGGCCTGTACCGCGACATCAGCCTGTACCGCACCTCGCTGGAACCGGAGCCGACTGGCCCGGAGAAGGCCAACCAGAAGATCGAGGGCAAGCAGTATCAGGACAACGAGGACAACACCCGCCGGGTGTTCACCGTCTACACTTGGCTGGAGCTGGAAGAAGACCCGCTGACCAAGGGCGAGTCAGCCCCCTACATCCTGATGATTGACGAGCTGGATCGTGAGGTTGTGGGTCTGTACCGCAACTGGGAAGACGGCGACGACACCATGACCAAGCTGGACTGGATCGTGGAGTTCAAGTTCATCCCGTGGCGCGGCGGCTACGGTATCGGCCTGCCGCACCTGATCGGCGGCCTGTCGGCGGCGCTGACCGGCTCCCTGCGGGCGCTGCTGGACTCGGCGCACATCAACAACGCCGCTACCATGCTGAAGCTCAAGGGCGGCAAGATCTCCGGCCAGAGCCAGCGGGTGGATGTGACGCAGGTGGTGGAGATCGAGGGCGCGCCCGGCGTGGACGACATCCGCAAGATTGCCATGCCGATGCCGTTCAACCCGCCCTCGGCGGTGCTGTTCCAGTTGCTGGGATGGCTCACCACGGCCGCCAAAGGGGTCGTCACGACCTCCGAGGAGAAGATTGCGGACGTGAACGCCAACGCCCCTGTCGGAACGACGCAGGCGCTGATTGAGCAAGGCGCAGCGGTGTTCTCTGCCATCCATGCCCGGCTGCACAACAGCCAGAAGAAGGTGCTGATGATCCTGCAGCGCCTGAACCGTTGGTATCTGGAAGACCAGAAGCGCGGCGACATTGTGGCCGAGCTGCCGATCAAGGCCAGCGACTTCAAGCGCAACACGGATGTGCTGCCGGTCTCCGATCCGCACATCTTCTCCGAGACGCAGCGGATGGCTCAGACTCAGGCCGTCATGGCGTACATGAAGCAGTACCCCGGCCTGTTCGACGCCCGCGCGGTGCTGGCGCGCTCCCTGAAGCAGATGAAGGTGCCCAACATTCAGGAGCTGATGCCGCAGTACCAGAAGCCGATGGAGATGCACGCGGCCGACGAGAACGCGGCGATGGCGATGGGGCGGATGGCCACGGCCTACCCCGACCAAGACCATCTGGCGCACCTCAAGGCGCACTGCCTGTTCGGCACCGATCAGATGCTGGGCGCCAACCCGATTGTGGCGCCTTCGTACATCCCACGCGCTCTGGAGCACATCAAGCAGCACATGATGCTCTGGTACACCCAGCAGATGAACCGGCACACCACGATCCCGGCCGGCGTCGAGAAGGTCAAGTACGAGGATTCCAAGGTCAAGCACGAGATCGACAAGACGATGGCCATCGCCTCCGACCACCTGAAGCTGGACGCGCAGGAGCAGTTCCAAGCTCTGATGCCGGAGATCGCCAAGATGCTGCAGATCGCCCAGCAGTTCAAGCCGCCCCAGCCGCCGATGGACGGCGACGCGCAGGCCGTGTTGCAGGCCTCGATGGCCGAGACTCAGCGCCGCGCCGCCCGAGATCAGGCCGACATGCAGATCAAGCAGGCCGAGATGCAGCAGAAGATGGTCGAGCAGCAGCAGAAGATGCAGTTCGAGGCAGCGATGAACGCCGAGAACAATCTGACCAAGGAGAGGATCGATACCCTCGATCTGACATTGGAAGCCGCAAGGCTGAAGAAGGAGCAGGGAGAGTCTGCGCTCGCTCTGCAGGAAGAAATCCAACGAAACCTGAGAGGTTGACATGGCAACAAGCGACAAAGAGCAGCAAAGCGAGCTGGTACCCCAGCACAAGCGTCTGGCACAGGGTGCGCCCGTGAACCAGATGCCCGGTCAAAAACAACCCGCACAAGGAGGACTCTCTCAAGCCAAGAAAAAATAATCCATGCGCTATGTCGAAGATCTCATTGACGCAATCAAGGATAGGCAGGCTGAAATAAGCCGTTCTCTCACCGCTGGAAATGCGGTGAATTTCGAGACCTATCAGCGTCTGGTGGGACAGCACGCGGGGCTGGAAGAAGCCCTGCAGATACTTAACGACCTGTTAAAGGAAGACAATGAGTAATGATCCGGTAGCTTCTCGCGAAGCTGAGTTGGCTTGGGCTTTTCCGAGCGTTGACCCCGGTGCAAAACCTCTCGGAGCAAGGATTTTGGTGCAACTCCGCAGGGCCAAGAAGAAGATGACCGCTTCGGGAATCATCTTGGCGCACGAAACTCGGGACACAGAACGAGCGCAGAACATGGTGGCCAAAGTGATTGAGATTGGCCCCTTGGCATTCCGCAAGCGGGACACGATGGAGTCGTGGCCTGAAGGCTCGTGGTGCGAGGTAGGCGACTACATTCGCGTGCCCAAGTGGGGCGGGGATCGCTGGGAGATTGACAATCCCGGCGATGAGATTGATGAAGAGAAGCCGACATTCGCGGTGCTGAACGATCACGAGGTGATCGCCAAGCTGACGGGTGATCCGCTGGAAATGAAGGCATTCGTATGAGCGACGATCAGAACGAAGTCAAAAAGGAAGAGTTCAAGGTCGCCGAGCAGCAGGACGGCAGCGTCACTATCGAGGGTCTGGAAGAGATCCCCGGTGAAGAGGGCGAAGCTGAGCCTGAAAAGAAGGCAGAGGGTGGCGAGGTAGTTCCGGAGGACGGCGGGGAAGACCATCCCGACGACACCGAGGCTGTCCGTGCCGCCCGGCGCGAGAAGCGCAAGGCCAAGAAGCTCTATCAGCGCGAGCAGCAGCGGGAGAAGGACGCCCGTTACAACCAGCTCGTGCGGCAGAATCAGGAGCTATTGCAGCGCCTGCAGGCTGTTGAGCAGCGCACCCACGGCTCTGAGCTGGCCCGGATCGACAAGGCCATCGAAGACCAGCAACTGCGGATTCAGTACGCCAAGATGAAGATCTCCGAGGCGACGCAGGCGCAGGATGGGGAGGCGATGTCCAACGCGCAGGACATGCTGTACGAGGCTCGCCGAATGGCCGAGCAGCTCGATGCCCTGAAGAAGCAGGCAGCCGCCCCGCAACAGCCCCAAGCCATTGCCCCTGACCGGGCGGTGCAGCGGCAGGCTGCGGCATGGATGGAGCGCAATCCGTGGTACGACCCGAACGGGAAGGATGAGGATTCCCAGATTGCCCTGATCGTGGACAAGAGGATGGCTTCCGAGGGTTGGTTGCCGTCAGATCCCGATTATTGGGAAGAGCTTGACAATCGCTTGCAAAAGCGGTTGCCCCACCTATACAATGGCGAGGAAAGGCAAGAAAGGGAAACATCAGTTCGACGCCCTCGCAGTGTGGTAACAGGGTCGGGACGGGAAAATGCAGCGAGTAGTGGCGGAAGCAAGACTTCATTCACACTGAGTGCGGATCAAGTCAAAGCCATGAAAGATGCAGGCATGTGGGATGACCCAGAAAAACGGGCACGCATGATTCGCCGTTACGCCACCGAAAACCGCAACATGAGGAGCAGCTGAAATGACCGATTCTCGCCTTAAGAAAAGTTTGACTGCTGGGGGGCGCACCAACCGCGCCAGTCGTGATGAACTTCGCGAGTCCCCGGAGGATAAGTTCGTATCATCCGATGAGCGTCGCCAGATGTGGAAGGATGAGTGGACACAAAGCGCACTACCCAATGCTCCGGATATTCCGGGCTGGCATGTATGCTGGTTATCAACCACCAATAGTTACGACAGCATCGACAAGCGTATTCGACTCGGGTATCAACCAGTAATGGCTGATGAGGTTCCGGGGTTTGAGAACAATCGCGTAAAGGCTGGCGAGCATGTTGGTTATGTCGCGTGCAACGAGATGCTTCTGTACAAGATCCCGATGGATCTGTATCAGGACATCATGGCGCACTTCCATCACGACGCCCCGCTTGAGGAAGCGAACAAAATTCGCGTTCAAGCAGAGCAAGTGCAGGGTCGCGACAGTTCAGGCAGACGCTTGGGCATGGTTGAAGGCGAAGGGTTGGGTGATATTGACAAGCCGGTATCAGCCCCTGTTTTTCAGGGATAACCATCAAGGAGCAAGACTATGTCTGCAACTAATGCTCCGTTCGGCTTGCGTCCCGCGTTCCATCCCTCCGGTTTGGATCGCGCTCAGGCGCTTGCTGGCGGAATCGCGTCGGCCTACAACACCGACATTTTGAAGGGTCAGCCCGTAAAGCTGGACTCTTCGGGCAACATCGTGGTCGCTGCCGCTGGCGACTCTTTCCAAGGCGCATTTGCTGGTGTCGAATGGACTGACACCACGGGCCGCCGTCGCGTGTCGAACTACTGGCCGGCAAACACTGCCTACCAGACTGGTTCGTGCGTTGCCTACTTCTACAACGACCCCAACATCGTTTATGAAATTCAGGCCGCTGGCTCGCTGACTCAGGCTGCCGTTGGTGATATGGCCGATCTGTCGAACACGACTGCCGGCTCGACCACCACTGGTCTGTCGCAATGCACCTTGTCCACGACTCTCGCTGGCGCTGGTAACAGCGCACAGATGTTGATTCGTGACTTGGCCCCGTACCCCGACAATGCTTGGGGAGATGCGTACACGATTGTGCGCGTTTCAATCAACGAGTCGCAGTTCAATGCGTCCGTTGTTGCGATCTAAGGAGGGCTAAGACATGGCAGCCCCGATGCGTAGTACAGACTTTCGGTCGATTGTTGAGCCTATCCTCAACGAATGCTTCGACGGAGTCTATGACCAGCGTGCCGACGAGTGGAGCCGCGTGTTCCGCGAGCAAACCGGCATTCCCCGCAACTACCACGAAGAGCCGGTTCTGTACGGCTTTGGTGCAGCTCCGCAACTGCCTGACGGAACCCCGGTTTCGTACCAGCAGGGCGGTGTGCTGTTCCTGAAGCGGTATGTCTACAATGTCTATGGTCTGGCCTTCGCGCTGACCAAAGTCCTTGTGGAAGACGGCGACCACATTCGTATCGGTCAGGTCTACGCCAAGCACTTGGCTCAGTCCCTGATTGAGACGAAAGAGACGCTGTCGGCCAACGTGCTGAACCGTGCTTTCAACAGCGCCTATCCGGGCGGCGATGGCGTGGCTTTGAACAGCGCCTCGCACCCGATTGTCAACGGTACCGTCAGCAACCTGCTGACCACTGCCGCCAACCTGTCGCAGACCTCGCTTGAGCAGATGCTCATCCAGATCCGTCAGGCTGTGGACAACAACGGCAAGAAGATCCGTCTGGTTCCCCGCCAACTGGTGGTGGCTCCGGGCAACATCTTCCAAGCCGAGGTGCTGCTGAAGTCGGTTCTGCGTACCGGCACTGGCAACAACGATGTCAACCCGATCAAGTCGATTGGTCTGCTTGACGAAGGTGCTGCTGTGCTGTCGCGTCTGACCTCGTCTACCGCATGGTGGGTGCAGACCGACGCGCCGGAAGGCATGAAGCTGATGATGCGCCGTGGTCTGGAAAAGACGATGGAAGGTGACTTCGAGACTGACTCGATGCGCTACAAGGCGACCGAGCGTTACGATGTTGGCTTCACCGACTGGCGTGCAATGTACGGCACCCCGGGCGTCTAAACCCAAGCAGGGAGGGGCAACCCCCCTCCCTCTTTCTGGACACAGGGGAACCTAAAATGGCTACAAACATTGCAGTAACCAATGTTGCTGGCGTTTTGTCGGCTATCACCACGACGATTGCATACAGCAATTCTTCGGCGGTGGAGATCGGCACTTTGCCTGCAAATTGTCAAATCGTTGATGTCAACATTGATGTCACAACCGCATTCAATGCTGCGACCACCAACACGGTTACCGTTGGAAAGACTGGCAGCGCAAATGCTTTTGTCGCAACCACTTCGGTGGGATCCGCTGGACGCGCAAGCGTTGCAACGACGGGCACTTACAGTGCTTGGGCGGATACTGGTTCGAGCGAAGTCACTGCAACGGTGACTTACTCTCAGACCGGAACTGCGGCCACGGCAGGCGCGGCTCGTGTGACGATTGTTTACAAGTCGTTTGCTTGATAAGGAGAACGACATGGGACAATTTAAACCGATGGTGAAAATGATGACCACGGAGCCTTCCGTGGTTCTCAAGCTCAAGAAGGGTGGTCATGTGAATGCCAAGGCTTCGGCCAAGGCTGAACACGGCCACAAGCCGATGGGCAAGATGGACGGTGGTGTGATGGGCGCGCTGGCCGGTACTCCGGCGCTGGTAGGCCGTCCTGCTGTCAATGCGCCGGTTGCTGTCCCGGGCCGTCCGTCGATGGCAGCTCGCCGCAAGGCAATGATGGCTCGTCCGATGCCTGCTGCCATTATGAAAGAAGGCGGCAAGGCTGACATGGCGCAGGACAAGGCCATGATCAAGAAGGCCATGAAGCAGCACGACGCTCAGGAGCACAAGGGCGGCAAGGGCACCAAGCTCAACCTGAAGACTGGCGGTGTTGCGATGGGCAACGCTGGCGGCTACAAGAAGGGCGGTGCCGTAGCCAAGTCGGGCATCATCAACACCGAAGGGCAAGGCGGCGAGTATCGCAACACCAAGATGCACGAGGCCAAGCCGGATAACAACTCGGCGCCGACTGGTGATGTGAAGATGGGCAAACCCGGCGGCTATATGAAAGGCGGCAAGGTTCAGCGCAAAGCTCACGGCGGTGAAATGAAGTATGTCGAGGGCAATGTGACTGGCACTCCGGCCGGCAAAAGCAACACCAAGACTGGCGAAGTGATGAAGTCCACCAAGCCGGGCGAGTACAAGAAGGGCGGTGCCGCAAAAAAGTATGCTGACGGGGGCCGTGTGCAAGACGACGGACGCCCCGTCAAGATGCCGCAGAAAGCTCCGTCTGATCCGGTGGCGATTTCTCGCCTGTCGGGCACTTTCAAGAAGGGTGGCAGTGTCAAGCGCAAGAATGAAGGTGGCGCTATGGGCACGCAACCCAACAAGGAAGAGCAGGGCGAAGCTGCATGGCGTGCTGGAGAGAAGGCCGACAACAAGGCCCTCAGTGAGGCGATGAACCCGGTCAACTGGTTCAAGCCGCTGGTGGACAAGTTCAAGGGAACTCCGGCTGCTGTGGTTGAGACGACCAAATCGAAGACGGTTGTCCCGGCCAAGAAGAAGTACGGCGGCATGTCGTGCTAAACAGGGCAGGGGCTTCGGCCCCTGTCTTTCTTGAGAGGTAGACATGAAAGTCCAGACTGTATCGAAGACCGGAACTGGTTCCAGCTCCGCTCTGGTGATGAACACCAACACCACGCCATTCAATGTCGGCTTCGGCGTTGTGGTGACTGGCACTGTGAACTACACCGTGCAGCACACCTTTGACGATCCGTCCGTAGGCTTCACGACTTGGTTTAGCCATCCGACGATTGCCAGCAAGACCGACAACCAAGATGGCAACTACGCCTTTCCTGTGACCGGCATCAAGGTGCTAGTCAACTCCGGAAGCGGCTCTGCCACGATGAATGTGATTCAAGCCGGTATCGCGTAATGCCGTATGTTGGTTACACGGGCGTCGCCGACCAAGCGAACACCAGCGATGGGTTTGCTTTGCACACCAGTGCAGCGAACATTGTCGGATCAACTCCGGGTGATGATGTTGGCGACAACGGCGTGGTTGATCTGTATGGCGGATCAGCTCGTGTTAAGTCATACATCCTGATGGAGTCATCAGGATATGTCTTGCAAGAAGACTCAAGCAAAATTGAACTGGAGAGCAACTAATGGCTGACCAAAAAATATCGGCGATGCCAACAGCGGCAACGCTGACTGGCGCTGAACTGGTTCCCTTGGTTCAGTCTGGCGCGAATGTCAAAGCAACCTTAAGCACTCTCAGAAGTTTTAGTGCCGCATACGGTGGATTCAGCAGCTCTTCCGATCAGACTGGAAGCATAACCGCTGGCACGGCCATGACTTTTACCGCGACCGACATTGCTGATGGCGTGACGCTGGCTAATAACTCACAACTTGTGGTGCCGAATGACGGCGTCTACAACCTGCAATTCAGCGCACAGCTTAGCAACACAGAAAACGCGCAACATGATGCCACTATCTGGTTCCGCATCAATGGTTCTGATGTTTCGGCTTCTGCAACGCAAATCACGGTGCCTGCCAGAAAAAGCGCCAACATCTACGGGTACGCTGTTGCTTCATGGAATATCTTCCTTGAAATGAATGCGAACGATTACGCAGAAATCATCTGGCTGCCAACGATTGCAACCTTGACGGTTGAGGCGCTGCCGGCAAGCCTGTCTCCGGCGTACCCGTCCATTCCGTCTGTGATTGCCACGATGCAACAGGTGGCGTGATGCCGCTGATCAAGTCCAAGTCAGAGAAGGCGTTCAAGTCCAACATCAAGGCCGAGATCGCCGCCGGCAAGCCTCAGAAGCAGGCGGTGGCGATTGCCTATGATGTGCAGCGTCGAGCGCCCAAGAAGGCCTCTGGCGGCGGCTTGTACGCCAACATCCACGCCAAGCAGGAGCGGATTGCTCACGGATCTGGCGAGAAGATGCGCAAGCCCGGAAGCCCGGGCGCTCCGACCGCAGAGGCTTTCCGCGAGTCGGCCAAGACGGCCAAAATGAAAGAGGGCGGCCCGTCACTGGCAGTCGGTCGAGGCGAGAAGTTGTCTGTCGAGCGCGGCGCTGGGCTGACAGCAAAAGGCCGTGCGAAGTACAATCGAGAGACTGGTAGCCATCTGAAGGCACCGCAGCCGCAGGGTGGCAGCAGGAAGGATTCGTTCTGCGCTCGGATGTCGGGCGTGGTGGAGCATTCAAAGGGTGATGCACCGAGGGCAAAGGCCTCTCTGAAGCGTTGGAAGTGCCCCGGCTGGTAAAGGACAGGACATGGCGTATTCGGGAACCGTTGGACAGACGGTCATCAATGTCCAGACGCTGATTGATCATGCCGTCCGGCGCTGCGGAAAGCTCGCCGAGGAGATCACATCGGAGCAACAGGTCACCGCAAGGGAGAGTTTGTTCTTCCTGCTGTCCGCGCTGGCCAACAAAGGCATCAATTACTGGGCGATCAGCAAGAAAGTCTTCGGATTGAAAGCCGATCAGTACATCTACAGCTTGCCGGTGGGGTCTGTAGACGCCCTGAATGTGCTGTATCGCACGATGAACCGCCCGATTGGCGACTATTCGGCCTCTTCTGGCATCGCTGCGAACGCTTTTGACAACAATATCAACACAATCTGCCAGCAAACAGCGCCAGATGGCAACATTTCGGTCAATTACGGCACAAATAACCCAATTTATGCCGGTTCCATCGGGATTTTGCCCGGTACAAGCGGCAGTTTTCACATTTTGCTTGAGTATTCGACCGATGGAGCGACTTGGAGCACGCTGGAGGACACCGGCGTGACCACTTGGGTCAACAATGAGTGGCTCTGGTACGACATCGACCCCGGCCAGAGCGTTCAGTACTACAGAATGCGCGAAACAGGCGGCAATACGCTGGCCGTGCGCGAGTTCTACATCGGGAACAACAGCCGCGAGATCCAGATGTCCCGGCTGAATCGCGACGACTACACCAACCTGCCGAACAAGAACTTCACGGCCAACCAGCCGTACCAATTCTGGTTCGACCGGACGATTCCTCAGCCCACAATCTACCTGTGGCCGACCCCGAGCGACCCGTTCATCCAGATGACGGTCTGGTACTCGCGCCAGATCATGGATGTGGGCGCCCTGACCGACGAGCTTGAGGTGCCGCAGCGGTGGTACGAGGCGACCATCTTCATGTTGGCGCACAGGCTGTCTCTGGAGCTGCCGGCCGTGCCTGACACCCGGATCGCGTATCTGGAGAAAATGGCCAACCAGTTTCTGTACGAGGCCGAAGAGGAAGAGCGCGACAAGTCGCCGATCTACTTCGCCCCAAACATAAGTCCGTACACCCGATGAACGCACAAGTCTATTGGATTCGCGCAAAGCATCACTCTGACATTATGTCTGAGGGGTATGTTGGCGTATCTAAAAATGCTGGCAAGCGTTGGCTATATGGCCACAAGTGGGCTCATTCCAAAGGCAGGCATGAAAATCCTATGCTTGCAAATGCAATTTCTAAGCATGGTTGGGACAATTTAATCAAAACGGTCGTTGTGATTTCTGACGAGATTTACTGCTACGAACTTGAGGCGAAGTTGCGCTCCGCCGAGGGAATCGGCTGGAATCTTGCTGTCGGTGGTAGCAAGCCACCTACGACAAAGCCTCGCGGTAAAGATTATGTCAGCCCTCTTAAGGGCAAAAAACGCGAAACGCCTTGGATGATTGGCAGGGCTCCAGCCAACAAAGGCACTGTCACATCTAAAGAGATTCGCGCCAAATTGTCGGCGGCAAAAAAAGGCCGCAAACAAACGCCCGAGCAAATTGCTAAGCGAGTTGCTTCTCGTCGGGCTACGCTCGTCGCACAGGGAAGAACTCGCTGATGCCGCGCTTTCTCGACACTCGCGGCAACTCGACTCTTGCCATCGGCGTATGCGACCGATGCAAGATGAAGCGTGCGCTGTCGTGCTTTTCAAGCGATACCAACTTCCCCGGATTGCGTGTGTGCGATCAGGGGTGCAAGGATCAACTCGATCCGTACCGCCTGCCTGCGCGGCAGACCGAGCGGATCAATCTGCGGTTTCCACGGCCTGATGTGAGCGTTGCTGTCGATCCTGACGCCATCGTGACCACGGGAGACGCGCAGTGGGTGTTGTCTCCGGAGCAGAACACTCAGACTCCAGAGAACAACGGCAACCTTGACACTTTGAGTCCGAGTCCATAATGGCAAATGTACAAATCACTCAGCTCCCGCAGGCAGGGACGATAACCGGCACCGAAGCCGTTCCAATCGTCCAGAATGGCCAGACGGTTCAGACGACCACGGGCGCGATTGCTGCGTCGCCGAGCCAGACTCAGACTTTCCTGACGCTGAATCAGGAGCCGACGCTGCCCAACAGCCGCGCGCTGGCCGGCGGCACGGGCGTCGGGCTTGTAGACAACGGGGCGCAATCCACCCTTGAGATCACGCTAAATGGCGCCTCTGGCTCGCTGGAAGCCGCCGGCAATGGATTGATAGCCAAGACCGGCTCCGGCAGCGTCACGGCCCGCTCTGTGACGGTCAGCGGCAACGGATTGAGCGTCACCAACGGCGATGGCGTCTCGGGCAACCCTGACCTGTCCTTGACTGGCCTGCCTGCGGCGCTGGCGTCTGTCGGCGGCACCGGGATGCTGGCGGTGGTGGGCGGATCGCTGATCGCTGGGCGCCAGATCTACGGCACCTCCGGCGAGATTTTGGTGACCGATGGAAATGGTGCCGGCAATCCGACGATTGCCTTGGACACCACCACGGTCACGCCGGGAACGTACAACTACTCAACGATCACGGTCGATGGCTTTGGCCGGATCACCTCTGCGTCCTCTGGCTCTGTCACCAGCGGAACGGTGACCAACGTCCTTGGCACGGCCGATCAGATCTCCGTGGTGAACAGCACGACCACCCCGACGATCAGCATTGCAGACAACCCGGTGCTTCCGGGCACGGCGAGCGTTACCTTGCCAAAGGGCGGAACGGCTGCGCGAGCAGGCGTCCCGATCAACGGCATGTTGCGCTACAACACCGACATTGCGCTGTTTGAGGGATACATCAACGGCGCATGGACGTCGCTGGCCTCTGGCTCTGGTGTGACCTCGGTGGCCACGGGAACCGGCCTCACTGGCGGCCCGATCACCTCGACCGGCACGATCAGCATCGACAACACGGTCGTCGCCACCCTGACAGACACGCAGACGCTGACCAACAAAACCATCAGCGGATCGGCCAACACGCTGACCAACATCGGCAACGGCAGCCTGACCAACAGCTCCGTGACGATCAACGGATCGACCGTCAGTCTGGGCGGCTCGACCACCATCACTGCGACGGCAACCAATGCCCTGACCATCGGCACCGGGCTGTCGGGCACTTCGTATAACGGCTCGTCGCCGGTCACGATTGCAATTGACTCGACGGTTGCGACGCTGTCTGGAGTCCAGACGCTGACCAACAAGTCGATCAGCGGGTCAACCAACACCTTTACCAACATCCCGAACAGTGGGCTTACCAACAGTTCGCTGACGATTGGCTCGACCTCGGTATCGCTGGGCGGAACCACGACCACGCTGGCCGGACTGACCTCAGTCACCCTGACGCAAGACCCGACATCTGACCTGCAGGCGGCCACCAAGCAGTATGTTGACTCGATTGCCTCTGGCCTGAACTATCACCAGCCGGTCAATTACGCATCGACCGCCGCGCTGCCGGCCTATACCTACAACAACGGGTCATCCGGGGTTGGCGCAACGATCACCGCGAATGCGAACGGCGCGCTGTCTTTTGGTGGCGGATCGCCGACAGCGACGCAACGACTGCTGGTGAAGGACGAGGCCGGAGCAAACCAGCCTTACAATGGCATCTATACCGTCACGCAGGCAGGTAGCGCGGGAACGCCGTTCATCCTGACTCGTGCCACAGACTACGACACCAGCGGCACAGGAACGAACGAGATTGACGCTGGCGACTATGTTCTGGTTCTGTCTGGAACCAACGCCTCAACGGCGTGGGTGCAGCAGACGACACTGCCGATTGTGGTGGGAACGACAGCCTTGGTGTTCCTGCAGTTCAACGCCCCGATCACCTACACCGCCGGCACGGGACTGAATCTGTCCCCGGCGACGACTTTCAACATCAGCAACACTGGCGTCACGGCGGCGACCTACGGCTCGGCCTCTAGCGTGCCGACAATTGCGATCAACGCGCAGGGGCAGATCACCTCCGCCAGCAACACCTCGATTGCGATCAACGGCAACCAGATCACCTCTGGCACGGTCGGCGTGACCTACGGCGGCACCGGACTGAGCGGCGGAACCAGCGGCGGCATTCCGTACTTCTCAGGCTCGACCACGATTGCATCCAGTTCCGCACTGGCGGCGAATGCTCTGGTGATCGGCGGCGGGGCTGGAGTGGCTCCCTCGACCACCAACACCGGCACAGGCGTGCTGACGGCGCTGGGAACCAATGTGGGTTCCGCTGGGGCGTTTGTGGTCAATGGCGGGGCGCTGGGCACTCCCTCATCGGGTACGGTCACCAACCTGACCGGAACGGCCTCAATCAACATCAACGGCACGGTAGGCGCAACCACCCCGACGTCGGGCGCGTTTACGACCATCTCCGCGTCTGGTGTGATCACCTCGACCGTTGCGACCGGCACAGCGCCTTTCACGGTGGCCAGCACGACGCAAGTGGCCAACTTGAATGCGGCAACCGCCGGGACGGCCACGAACGCGACGAACGTGGCGATCACGAGCAACTCAACCAATGCCACGAACTATCTGACGTTTGTCAGCGCGACTTCCGGCAACTTGGGGCAGTTGGTAAACTCTTCGATAACTTGCAATCCTTCCACCGGGGCGATCACTGGCGGAATCTCTGGAGGTACTTTCTGATGGCTGCTACTGGATACACGCCGATTCAGCTTTACTACAGCACGACTGGCTCTGCTGTACCGCTAGCTGCAAACCTTGCGGCAGGCGAACTGGCGATCAACACCAATGATGGAAAGCTGTACTACAAGGACAGCGGCGGAACGGTGCAGACGATTGCAAGCAAAGCAACCGGCACTGTACCCGGATCGACCACGCAAGTGATCTACAACAGTTCTGGCACGTTGACCGGCTCTGCCAACCTGACCTTTAACGGCACGACGTTGACTGCTGGTGGATTGTCTAGCCCAACATTGACCAACGCCGGTACGCTTGCGCTGTCAGCAACCGGCGCGAACATAATGACGGCCAGCACCAACGGCAGCGAGAGAATGCGTATCGACTCCAGCGGCAACGTAGGGATTGGTACGACTTCATCGTCGTATCCTCTAACCGTTCGCACATCTGGCACTAGCACTACTGTTGGCGGCAACATTGGGTTGCGCGTTGAAAGCAACGGAAGTGGATACGCTGCTACATTGCAGTTCTCTGACAACGTAGCAAACAGTTCGTCTATTTCCATGATTGGCAGCGCCACTGCATTCTTGCAAGCTGGCACAGAAAAGATGCGTATCGACTCCTCCGGCAACGTGGGTATTGGTACGAGTTCGCCTTCAGATAAATTGACTGTAATTAGTGCTGGCACTCAAGTTGGTTCTACTAATTTTAGAAATATCGCAAGAATAGGTCTTGCCACAAATGATGCCAGTGTGTTGCTTGGATATGATATTTCGGCTGGTTCGGGAATTGTGGCTTCTACAAATAATTTCCCTCTTGCATTTTGGACTTCTAGTGCCGGAACTTACGCAGAACGCATGCGTATCGACTCCAGCGGTAACTTGCTGCTGGGGACGACAACTAGCCCATCTGGTTCTAAAGAACTTGTGCTTGGTGGTGACTACATTGAAGGCGTGGTTGCAATTGGCACGGTCACAACTTCCAACACCCTTTCTCTGGCCAACGGAACGCTGCAAACCGCGACTCTGACCGCATCGACTGCATGTACTTTCACGATGCCAACTGCAGTGGCGGGTAAGTCGTTCACGCTGTTGCTCAAGCAGGCCGCATCGACGGGTAACGGAACAGCCACTTTCACGAGCGTGAAGTGGGGAACTGCTGGTGCGCCGACGATTACGGCGACTGCTGGCAAGATGGATATTCTGACGTTTGTGTCTGACGGAACCAACTGGTACGGCAACATTGCTCAAGGATACACACCATAATGTTTTCCGCTAGAAACTTTTTCCTGACGGGCGGCGCTGGCATCACTGCTGACTTCCTTGTTGTAGCAGGGGGTGGGTCGGGTGGCAATGCAAGGGATAGCGGATCAGGAACGTCCGGTGGTGGCGGCGCGGGTGGCTATCAATCTTTAACTTCGCAATTACTATCGTATGGCATAGCCTACACGGTAACAGTTGGTGCAGGCGGCGCGGCAGTTAGTGGTGGAAATGCAAGAGGAAACAACGGTTCGGATTCGGTATTTAACACGACCACTTCCACCGGCGGCGGTGGTGGTGGTGCTGCGCTTGTTTCTCCTGCTAATGGAAAAAATGGTGGTTCGGGCGGCGGCGGCTCGGAAGGAACGGCAGGCGGCACAGGAGTTTCGGGCCAAGGTTTTGCAGGGGGTTCTTTTGGATCAGGATCGGCATCGGGCGGTGGCGGCGGCTCAAGTGCTGTTGGCGCAGATGGAACGTCAGGCGCATCGGGCGCAGGTGGCGCAGGCACAGCGAATTCAATTACCGGGTCAAGCGTCACTTATGCCGGAGGTGGAGGCGGTGGTGCGTCGAGCAACAAAACTCGCGGGGCAGGTGGAACGGGAGGAGGCGGCAACGGCGGCAACGATGGTGCGGCAGGCTCAAACGGAACGGCAAATCTTGGAGGTGGTGGGGGTGCGTCCGGTGCAAACGGTGGAACTCCATCCGGCGCGGGCGGTTCTGGCATCGTCATCATCAAAGTGCCATCGACTGCTTATGCCACATTTTCAAGCGGCGTAACCTATTCGTTCAGCAGCGCAGTCAGCGGATACAACATCTATTCAATCACAGCGACTTCGACCACTTCGGAGACTGTGACGTTCTCGACTTCGCCCTCGGCTGACTACTTGGTTGTTGCGGGTGGCGGTGGCGGAGGTGCTGAAGTTTTTACCGGGCTTGATTACGGTGGCGGCGGTGGAGCAGGCGGCTACAGAACTGCAAATGGACTTGCTATCACGCTTGGCACTGCTTATACGGTCACGGTTGGCGCTGGTGGTACTGGAGCAGTAGCAAGATCAACCGCCCCGACAAGTGGATCAAATTCCGTATTCAGCACAATTACATCGGCTGGCGGCGGCAAAGCTGGAAGTGAAGCGGGTGGGCAAGCAAGCAGCGGTGGTTCTGGCGGTGGTGGATACGCCGCTGGTGGAACGGCTGGATCGGGTAACACGCCATCGACTACTCCAAGCCAAGGTAACAACGGAGCTGCGGGTCAAGGCAATGGAGTAGCTGGCGGTGGCGGCGGTGGAGCAGGCGCTGCGGCAACCACTGCTAATGGCGGCAACGGTTCGGCATCAAGCATTACAGGATCATCAGTTACTTATGCTGGTGGCGGGGGAGGAGGCGGGACAAGTAGTTCCGGAGGAACAGGTGGTGGCGGCGGCGGCGCAGCTTCGGGAACAGCAACATCCGGCACAGCCAATACTGGCGGCGGAGGCGGTGGTGCTGGTGCAGTATCTTCATCCGGCACGGGCGGCGCTGGCGGCAGCGGCGTAGTCATCCTCAGAATGCCCAACACTATTTTTGCCACATTCTCTTCTGGCGTGACCTACACGTTCAGCGGTGCTGTCTCTGGCTTCAACATCTACAGTATTACGGCAACCTCAACGACCAGTGAGACTGTGACGTTCTCGACTTCGCCAACCATTGACTACCTTGTTGTAGCGGGTGGCGCTGGTGGTGGTGGCTGGGGCGGTGGTGGTGCTGGCGGTTTCCGTACATCAGCAGGTACAAGTGGCGGCGGTGCGGCGGCTGAAACTTCTAAAAGCATCACGCTTGGAACTGCTTATACCGTTACTGTTGGTGGTGGCGGCGCTGGAAGCGGCAGCGTTTCTGCAAAAGGTGTAAACGGATCAAACTCTGTTTTTTCTACGATTACATCAACAGGGGGCGGCGGCGGTGCTGGCGATGGATCACTTGCTGTAGCTGATGGCTCAAGCGGTGGATCAGGCGGCGGCGCTGGTTGGTATGCAAATACGCAACGATCTGGCGGCAGCGGAACTGCAAGTCAAGGTTATGCCGGGGGATCATCAAATATTGATGAAAACAACGGCGGTGGCGGCGGTGGCGCTGGTGCAGTAGGAGGCGCAGGATCAAGCGGTGTTGGCGGCAACGGCGGCAACGGCGTAGCGTCTAGCATTAGCGGATCGTCAGTTACATACGCTGGCGGCGGGGGTGGCGGGGTTGCTGGTTCGCCCGGCACACGCTCAACCGGCGGCACAGGAGGCGGTGGTGCAGGTGGCATAAATCTTACAACAGCAGCAGTTGCAGGTACGGCAAACACAGGTGGCGGCGGCGGTGGAATGCCTAGCAATTCTTGGGGTGCTGCTGGCGGTAGCGGCGTTGTCATACTAAAAGTACGCGACAGCATTGGCGCAGTGTTCTCCAGCGGTGTTACAAAGAGCCTGACCAATTCAAGCGGGTTCAACATCTACTCGGTAACTGCGACCAGCACGACTAGCGAGACGGTTACTTTCCGGCCTAATTTCTTGGCTGATTATCTTGTGGTGGCTGGCGGCGGTGGCGGCGGTGGAAATCTCGGTGCTGGCGGGGGAGGTGGCTTTAGAACGTCTGCTGGAACAAGTGGTGGTGGAGCATCGGCTGAATCTGCGTTAACCATTGTTCCGGGGACTAACTACACGGTAACGGTTGGTGCAGGAGGCGCTCGCGCAACAACATCTCCTAATCAAGGTTCTAGTGGCGCAAATTCAGTATTTTCAACTATCACATCAACTGGCGGCGGTGGTGGTGGTGGAGATACAAATATCAATGGTTTGACAGGGGGAAGCGGCGGCGGTGGTGGCGGTGGTGCTACTAGCGGTGCTGGTGGCTCTGGAACAGCTAATCAAGGCTACGCTGGCGGTTCATCAAATAGCGATTTTGCAACTTACACCAATGGTGGAGCAGGTGGTGGTGCTGGAGCAGTTGGCGCTAATGCAACATCTAGCGGTGGAGGCAATGGAGGGAATGGTGTCGCTTCGTCCATTTCAGGTTCTTCTGTAACTTATGCCGGTGGTGGTGGCGGAGGAGTAGATCAAAGCGCAAAAACATCCGGTACTGGCGGTACGGGCGGCGGTGGAACTGGGGCTAAACATCCGTCAACAGTAGCTACAGCAGGAACAGCCAATAGCGGCGGTGGCGGCGGTGGCGGTGCATACACAACTGCTTATGGAAGTGCGGCTGGAGGTTCAGGCGTAGTCATCATCAAGATTCCTGACACCTATACCGCAACCTTCAGCGGTGGCGTTACATCATCGTTGTCCACGGCTGTTTCGGGATACAAGATTTATACTGTGACTGCAACTTCCACAACCAGTGAAACCGTAACATTCTCATAATAGGAGTCAACATGGCGCACTTTGCCAAGCTAGATGCAAACAACGTCGTTATCTTTGTCACTGTAGGTCGTGATGAAGATAATGGCAGGGAAGACGAGCTGACGGCGCGTACCGGCGACGTCTACAAGCAGACCAGCTACAACACCCACGGCGGTATTCACGCCCTTGGTGGTACGCCATTCCGCAAGAACTATGCGGGATTGGGCTACACCTATGACGCGGGCCGCGATGCGTTCATCCCTCCGCAGCCATACCCGTCATGGGTGCTGAATGAAAGCACCTGTCTGTGGGATGCGCCTGTACCGATGCCGACTGACGACAAGCGGTACTCGTGGGACGAAGCCACGACTTCTTGGGTGGAGCAGGTATGAAGCTGATCAAACTGACGAATGCCACCAAGGGCCGTATCGGTGAAGGTTTGATCCTTAACACCGAGGCGATGATGTCGTTCTTCGAGAACACGCAAGAGGACGGGACAAAAGTCACCGTGGCTT